TACCAGAAAACCTAGAAAAAAACCACGAGATCACTATTTCTGAGATCTACACTGTAGTCAAGCAAATTGTACAGAACGTAGAAGCCCAGATGGTAGCAGACCGTGTTACAAACGCAGTTTTGGCTGCTTTATCACCGCAGGTTGAGCAGACTGTACCCGACAAGGTAAAAGAAAAGCTAAAAGAACGCGGAATTAAGACCGATTCTACGGAGGAGACAGCGTAGAATAGTCTTATGACTATAAACGCCAGACCTACTTCGTATTTCAGCGTGCCCAGTCCTACCCTGGACCCTAAACTATTTCAGGGTAGGACTTTGCATAACGGCGTTAGATCAGAAATTTCATCTATTTTAGATAAGTATCTAAATACTAAGTATAACCATCCTGAGATCTGGTCACATGCATGGTTAGCAGGATCAGGTGTTTCACATCAATGGCAGTCAGCTAGAACCCCAGGCGATTTAGACTGTTTAGTTGGTGTAGATTTTCCACAGTTTAGACGCGCTAATCCATCCTATCAGGGATTGTCAGACAAAGAAATTAGTTCTGAAATTAATGAAGGGTTTAAATCAGAGTTAGATTTGCAGACCAATAACTGGAATGGATACGAGTTAACATTTTATGTAAACCCTACAGGTACAGACATTAGAAGTATCCGCCCATATGCAGCGTATGATTTAAAATATGACGAATGGACAGTTACTCCAGACCCACAGGCACAGCCACCATATAATCCGGAATGGGAAAAGGTAGTTGCAGAAGACGCCAGTAAAGCTCACCAAATTCATTCAAGAGTAACAGCTGCCGTTAATGAGATCCAAATGTCCACTAATCCTGGAATAAAAAGAAACGCCGAGCTAAAAGCAATTAGTGCAGGACAGCAAGGGCTAGCATTGTTTAATGAGATCCATTCTAACCGCAGTCAAGCGTTTAGTTCTAGTGGTCAAGGATACTCAGATTTTAATAACTATCGCTGGCAAGCAGGTAAACGCGAAGGTACAGTACAAAAGTTAAAGGGTATCAGTAAATACCTATCTGGGTTATCATCAACCAGTTATGGTGTAGAGTTGCCAGATGCAGCAACACTGATCCGTAGAGCAGCAGTATACAGGAATAATTAATGTCATTAAAAGATACATGCCACAAATGTGGGCATGAATTACTAGCAGGAATGTGCGTAGAAAACTATTGTAAATGTGATTGTTTAGGAGACGATTATGAATGAAAATGAACAACCGGAAGAGAACCCAAACGTAGGTAAGCAGTTTGAGGAAATCATGGGTAGAAATTTTACCCCAGAAGATAAAAAAGCAATAGAAGCTCGATCAACATTTTCTGAAGGTGATGCTGATTTAAACTCAGATCATCAGCACGAAATTGATAGAGAGTCAAATGCTATTTCTAGAATGCATGATTTCCCTTCACACATGATCCATTACAATGACCTGTATGGATACCACGTCAAGATGACCACGCCACGTGGATGGACACACATTTGGGCAGGTGGTCCGTATATTGAGCACCAAAACCGTCCAGGAAATACTGTAGATTTAACAAATATGGAAGATTACTCTAAGAGACATGATGAGCAGCCATATTACCATGGAATTTCTATGCCTACATTTTTAGGTCACGTAAATGATTTTGAAGGTTATGCAGAAGAAAACTTTCCAGAAGATCAAAAACCACCAAAAAGATAACAAATGAGAATATTAGTAGAAATAGACGGAGTATTAAAGGATAGAAAAGATGGTATAATAGCCACTGGATTCCTTATGTACGGACCCCTAACAGCATACAACCAGATTGTTTTGATGACAGAAATGTCCACAGCTGAAGCTGAGCGTTGGCTGAACGTTAATAAAATTGTAGACTATGACCTATTAATAGACAAATCTGTTCATTTAGAAACAGAAAATCTACAAGAGCGGCAGATACAAGTTGCCCGATCTCGTGGTAATATAGACTTATTCATAACTAGTAATCCTACGTTATGGGTATATGCATTTAATCAAGGAATCCCCAGTATAATGTTTGGTGTTCCAGAGTATTTGCGTGTAGAATTTAGACCTGATGCACCAAAAAAGATAAGATCCTGGGATCAAGTACAAGATGCGGTAGAAAAACAAAACATACTAAAAACAAAAGACGCACGATTACAACGGACTGAAGGATTAAATTTTGAGTAAATTACCACCTAGTATAAAATTAGGTACTCAAATTTGGACTATTGTAGAACATACCTCTAAAGAAGACGGGATGTTATACGAGGACAATTACGGATACACTATGGAACGTCGTAATATGATAGTATTAGACAAAGATGCGTCTGATAGCCGTAAACGCCAAGTATTGATGCACGAGATTTTACACGCCATTAGGTTTACTTTTTTTACAGGTAGTAAGATGGCACCAAAGCTAAACTTTGAAGATACTGAACATTATTTTATTGGTATGTACGAAGAAACATTACTAATGGTTTTAAAAGATAACCCTCAATTGTTGGAACATTTAATAGGAGAATAAACATGGATAACTGCGGAACACCAGCTGGATACAAAAAACACTACAGGAAAAAAGAAGAAATTTGTGATGAATGTCGTGTTGCCTACAATGCATACAAAACTGAACTTAGGAATAAAAACCCTGAATCAGTTAAAGCTAGTAGGGATAAGCACTACCGTTCTTATCCAGAACGCGCAGTTGCTCGTGCAAGGAAACGCGATGGAATGCTGAAAGCAGCAGTTACAGATAACCACACCATACAAGATATACTAGATAAGTATGGAACTGATTGCCACTTATGCAATGAGCCAATTGATATGGATGCTCCAAGGAAAAATGGGTTACCTAATTGGCAGGTAGGGTTTCAAGTAGATCATATTATACCAATATCTAAAAATGGTCCTAACACGCTAGATAATGTACGTCCATCACACTCTCTGTGCAATATAAGGCGTCATAGCAGTCTCGTGGATGTTATTTAATGATTATTTTTGGTGGGGTAGAAATACCCTCAAATCGTACATTATTAGAACGTTCTGGCGTAACAAATGTAATGTTGAACTACTGAGGTTTGCGCAAGCGTGGACTGCCAAAGAACAAAACGTATTTAATAGGGGAGCACTTTTTCCCCGATATGAAAATATGGGTAGATTCAGGTGCAACTCAGGCAGATAAATCCAACCTTTCTAGAAAAGAACTAGAAGAATACGCAGCTGAGTATGAAGAGTTTATTGCCAATAATTACGCCCGTATTGAAGGGTTTACAGAGTTTGATAGCCAAATACTTGGATTGCCTACAATAAACCAAAATAGAGCTGTATATGCTGGTGATCCTAAACTATGGGTAGTGTGGCACGAAAACTACAAAACGTTTGTTTTAGAGGATTGGGCAAAAGAGTACTCTAATATAGCCATCCCAGGTACTGAAATTGAGGCTGTGACGTCACTAGCCGCCATTACAAGAAGGTTACAACAAAACTATCAGGTTTCTTTTCACGCCCTTGCTACGGTCAAACCAGACAATTTACGCCAAATCCCTTTTTCTACCACTAGCACATTATCCTGGCTAACTCCAATGAGAAGAGGCGAGACAATTGTCTGGGATGGTAGTAAACTAGTTAGATACCCTAAAAATATGAAAGATCAAGCAAGAATACGATACAAGAGTGTTGTAGAAAAAGCTGGATTAGATTTTAAAAAGTTTGTAGAAGATGACACACTAGAAGCCACCAAAGTTGCAATTTGGTCGTATTTACAGTTAGAGAAAATAATGGACAAAGATAAACCGGATTTAAGAGTTATACAGGGTGGTAAAGACTCACTACTATCTGATAACAGTGATGATACCCTATACACAGGTTTGATGCAAATGGGTGGGTATGGTTCTAATAACAGTGGTTCTGAAGACCTCAAAAAAGAACGTACTGAAGTAGTACAAAGAGACCCTTCTGAGGTCAGTTCTATGCCTGTTTTTGGTTATGAATACAAAACTGTAATAGAGACAGAAAACGGTATTGATGTTCTAAAAGATGTGCCAGTTGTTAGGTCAAATAGCACCAGTTTAAGACAGTGCAACACCTGTTTTGTTGCTGCAAATTGCCCCGCGTTTAAACCAGATAACACCTGTGCATTTAATCTACCAGTAGAGGTAAAAACCAAAGATCAACTCAAATCTTTACTAACTGCAATCATAGAGATGCAGGGTCAGAGAGTAGCATTTATGCGGTTTGCAGAGGAATTGAACGGTGGTTATGCTGATCCAAATGTATCACAAGAAGTAGATCGTTTGATGAAGTTAGTTAAGTCAATGAAAGAACTTGACGAGAACAAAGAGTTTGTTAGAATTACTGCTGAACGTTCATCTAGTGGAGGTGTTTTGTCAGCCATATTTGGTGACCGTGCACAAGCACTTAGAGAGATGCCTAACACCCTAAATGCAGATGACACTAATAGAATTATACGCGATTCTATAGAATAGCTGTTATCTGATAACAGGGTATTTTAAACCCTGAAATATGGTCCGCACTATTTTGAGTTAATACATACAAAAAAATAGTTTTATGCGCGATTAGACAATCACACTTTTGTAGTGTACACTAGTATTCTGCCCAAAAGGCAAATACCCTCCTTATTTATGATTGAGAGTCACTATGACCATTTTTTCCTTTAAATTATCCGAAGAGTTTGTATCCGGATATAAAACCAAGAAAGCCCCTTTTGGCTATACAGATGTTGCAGGCAACTCAGTAGGCGAGATTACCTTTTTACGTACCTATTCTCGTAAAAAAGAAGATGGAACTAAAGAAACTTGGGTAGATGTATGTGAACGCGTTATCAATGGTATGTACTCTCTTCAAAAAGACCACGCTAAACAGAACCGTTTGCCTTGGTCTGATGCCAAAGCTGCTGCCAGTGCAAAAGAAGCCTTTGATCGCCTATTTAATCTAAAGTGGACACCTCCTGGTCGTGGACTATGGGTTATGGGTACTCCACTAGTAAATGAGCAGCGTAACTCGGCTGCACTACAAAACTGTGCCTTTGTATCCACTAACGAAATGACTAAGCAAAACCCTGGCAAACCATTTGCATTTCTAATGGAAGCGTCAATGCTAGGTGTAGGCGTTGGTTTTGATGATAAAGGCGCAGATAAGGGTTTTGAGATCTTTTCTCCAATTCAAGGAGAAATAGAGTATGTTATTCCTGATACTCGTGAAGGATGGCAGGAAAGCACTGTTGCACTAATTAACTCTTACCTAAAACCAGATCAGTCTAAACTAAACTTTGATTACTCAGAGATCCGTCCATACGGTGCTTCTATTGCCACATTTGGAGGAACCGCATCTGGTCCAGAGCCACTAATTAAACTACACGATCACATTCGTGCATTGTTTGATACTCGTGCTTACGAACTACTGACCCGTAAAGATATTGCGGACATCGGTAATATGATTGGTGTGTGCGTTGTTTCTGGAAATGTTCGCCGTTCAGCAGAGCTACTAATTGGGCGTATTGATGACCAAGATTTCCTTAACCTAAAAAATCCTGAAGTAAACCCTGAGCGTATGGCTAACTGGGGTTGGATGTCAAATAACTCAGTAGAAGTATCTGTTGGTACAGATTTTACTCCAATTGTAGAAGGTATCGCCTTAAATGGCGAGCCAGGAGTTATTTGGATGGATACATCACGTAAGTATGGTCGTTTGGCAGACAAAGCAAACAACAAAGACTGGCGTATTGCTGGGTACAACCCTTGTGCAGAGCAAAGCCTAGAAAGTTTTGAAATGTGTACTCTGGTTGAAACTTACCTAAATCGCCACACAGATCTAGAAGATTACAAGCGTACTTTAAAGTTTGCGTATCTATACGCTAAAACAGTGACTCTCCTACCGACACACTGGGAAGAGACTAACGCTATTATGCAACGTAATCGCCGTATTGGCACATCAATGTCTGGTGTAGCTAACTTTGCAGATAACAAAGGATTACCAGTACTGCGTCAATGGATGGATGAAGGCTACCAAGTAGTAATGGACTATGACAAAAAGTATTCTGAGTGGCTAGGTATTCGTGAGTCTATCAAGATGACTACAATCAAGCCATCAGGTACGGTATCGCTTCTTGCAGGTGAATCTGCCGGTGTTCACTGGGACGTTGCAGGTCGCTACCAAATGCGCTTGATTACCTTTGCAGATAACGACCCTATGCTTCCTCTTTTCAAGATGGCTAACTATCGTGTAGAAGAAAGCGTATACACTAAGGGTTCATCTGTAGTTTACTTCCCTATTAAATCAAACTCTGTTCGTTCTGCTAAAGATGTATCTATTTACGAAAAGATTGCTCTAGCTGCGACAGCACAACGTTACTGGTCAGATAACTCTGTATCAGTCACCGTTTCTTTTGATCCTGAAAAAGAATCAGAAGATGTCGGTCGTGTATTGCATATGTACGATGGACAACTAAAAACCGTATCTTTCTTGCCTAGTGGCAATAAAGTTTACGATCAAATGCCTTACCAGGAAATCACAGAAGAAGAGTATAATGGCTACGCTATGCAACTCTTCCCGATTGACTTTAAGGGTGTCTATGCTGGTATGGCTTCAGACGCTATTGGTGAGGCTTACTGCACCACAGATGCTTGCGAGATCAAACTCGTCAAGGACAACCAATAAAACAAGGAGAACATATGTTCGGAAAACTAAAGAAACTAATTGCTGATCTAGAAGTTCTATACAGCCTAATTCAAACACACGCTTCTGAAATTGAGCAGTTGAAGTCTGATGTAAAAGCTTTGAAGCCAAAGAAAAGGGTTTCTAAGCCAGTAGTAAAAAAGACTACTAAGTAGTCCCAATAGAAAAAGCCCCTGGTTTTTGCCAGGGGCTTTCTCTTTGTCTTGTTATTTTGTTTCTATAACTCTTATGAACCTTATTTGACCAGATAAATAATCTGTCAATGGCTGAATTATCGTAGAATGTGCTCCACGATGTGCGTTGATTATTTTTCCATTTCCGATATAAATGGCGGAATGATAGAAGTTGGTAGATCCATTATACGCAAATACTACAATGTCACCTAGTTTTGGCTTGTGAACACGCTTGCCTAGATGTCCTTGTTTGTTTGCTGAATGTGGTAGCTCTATACCAAATCTTTCATAAGTCCAACGTACTAGACCTGAGCAGTCCCATCCACGAGGACTGGCACCTGCAAAAACATAAGCAGTTTTATCTACTCTAGTTTTTAGGTACTTAATTACTTTTTTCATTTGAGAAGTGTTACGTTGTGCTTTTGCAGACTTTAATAAATCTGTTTTTACATTATTTGACACTACTACTTGTTTTTCTGCAGCAACGTTAGTATAACTAAAAGCTGTTGCAGTTGAAGCAGAACATCCAGCAAGACTTAAAATTATGCCGGCTATTACTATCTTCTTGTTCATCATAGAACCTCCTATCCAAGACTACTTATGCAGAAAGATTATCTACACAGCCAGCCTTTGTATTTGTCAATGGTGTGGTTTTTTGATGCTCTTCTATTGTAAACGATCTTTACGCTTAGGGTTCTTTTTAACTAGGATTAATCCATAACGCCGTAAATCGGTCTGAATGTTGGCAAAAGCACGCTTATCTGATGGTGTAGCTGATGTAATGACCATTTTGCCATTAGGAGATAGCCATTTAAAATGACCCCCATTAGACCGCTCTACACGCCATCCCTGGTCTTCTGCTACTTTAATTAGTTCTTGGATCTCTTTTGATTTCACTTTAGTCTTCCTTGTTTTCATCGTTGCATTTAGTGCATAAGTAAATTGTAGTACCTAATCCTAATAACTCAAAATCGTATTCTAGGACATCATCACCCACTGCTTCACACACATCACAGGCATTATTCATCAGCATACCCAGTTTCAATTAGTAATGCGTCAAGCTTGTCTACTGCACGCTGTAATGCTTCAGTAGTTCCGTAATCATCAAACCCGTTGCTGTCCTTTAGAGTAATTAGATTATCCAAAAGAATAGTCATTACGAGTGTTGCTTCTTCCTCTGTAAATACAGGTTTCATTAGTTTTCCTTCATTAGTTTTTTACTTAGATTTTCTGCACGCTTTAGCGCAAAAGTACTAGAAGCTTGTAATGCTGTTAGGTGTTTTACAAGTATAAGAAGTGTGTTTACCTCTGGCTCAATTTCCTTGCCAAATTGTTCAACATACTTGGAATTTAAAACTGCTTCATTTACCATTGCTTGCAGTGCTTTTATTTCACTCATTAGTTGTCTCCTTCAAATTCAACATTGTAGAATGTTCCTTCTTCTTTGCAAGCACTACAAATGTATACCATAGTGCCGTCAATCCCATTTGCTCCATAATCTGCATCCATTTCAAAGCAGTTATCGCATAGGTAAATGTCTTTTGGTTTTATCATTAGTTTATTCCTTCTTCGTATAGTGTCCAATCAACTTCGTCCCATTGCACTTCTGTTTTTACAGAAGATAATGTGTCGATTAGATCATTTATTTTTTCATTTGCGTTTGATTCTGATGTGGCTTCAAATTCATAAACTATGAACTCTACCCTTGCTGTGTATTTTTCCATTAATTCATTTCCTTTACTTTAGTTAGCATTACTTGATACGCACTACAAGCCCCATCATAAAAATCATAATCTGAGTTTGTATCTTGTTCAGATAGTTCCATTTGTTCTTGGAAGATGGCTATTTGTTCATCCAGCCATTCAATCAAAAGTTGTTTTTCCATTAGTTTTCCTTATCTTCTAATACCCATAAATATTCATAGGTAAGTGGTGCTGTTCCAGTATCTTCTGCCCATTGAAACTGACTATACCATTCATAGTACTTTGATAGTAGTGCCTGACGATGTGTTGTTGCAACTTCTTCAACAATACAGGGTGGATAAACAAGTGTGGTAGACACCTTGCCATTCAATACTGCTGTTGCAAAAGTTGTGCGTGCTTTGTCGTCAATTGTTGTGTGATAGCCCCTAGAACGCCATTCATCACACATAGCAATAATGTAGTGAAGCAACGCTGTTTCATACCCACGCCACATCTTTACTGCAGGATGATTGACCCAGCCTTTAGGCGTCCTGTGGTCGCCATTAGGATTGAGTTCAACAAGCGTCATAAGGATTTGCCAGCCTTCTAATGCTTGCTTGTTTAGACGCTTATTATCTAGCGTCTTAGCAATGTCGCTAAAGTTAGTTGTTGCTATTGGTATGAATGTCTGCATTAGTTTTCCACCACCCAAGAATCTACTTCAATAAACTCAACATCAGGAGAGTTTGATTCTAACTTGAACATTGCTTCATCTTCATTTGAAGCTTCAACAATAAACTTTTCTCCAATTAAAATTGTGTATTTAGGCATTAGTTATAGCCCCTGTTCTTCCATAAAGTCGATTAGTTCTTGTTTAGTCATTTGTTTCTCCTAAATTAGTTATTTTTAGTATTTCGCCTGTTGCTGTATAACTCCAACAAATGTTTTCCATTATTTGCTCTGCAATTTGTTCAGGAGTTCTACCAGAGTCATCCATTTCATACTCAACAATTACAGATAACTCAACTTTATACTTATCCATTACTCGCTCTATTCTTTTTCTGTAATTGTTAGTGTAATTTGAACATCATAGAAGCGTTCTACGAGTTCGCGTGCTGTTTCCCAATAGGCTAAGTCTATTGCTGTTAGTTCGTGCATCTCAACTAATTCGTCTGCTAGACGCTCCATTAGTTCTGTTTTGGTTAGGTGCTTTACATACTTACTCATTAGTTATCTTCCTTTGTTAGTTGTTCGTAAAGTGGTTGTAGTATTTCGTATTGCGAGTTTGTGTCAATTTGTTCAGCCAACAAGCCCTGTAAGACTTCTGCTTGGTAATCAGTTAATTTGATTTCCATTAGTTATCTTCCTTTGTGGTCTGGCTTGTGGTATTGCTTGTGGTACGGCTTGCTATTCCATCTAAGATCTCTTGTAAAAGTTTCATAGACTTTACATCTTCATTCATAATGGCTTCGTTCATCTTTTCTAGTATTTCTCCAAAGATAGTCGCACGCTCAATGCTTGCTCCCATCTCGCTTGACTTGGTGATTAGGTTTTCTAATGCGTCTTGCACTTATTTCTCTTTCTTTTCTGGTATGGCTTCTGCTTGTGCTTCGGCTTCTGGTATTGCTTTGTCTTTTGCTTCTGCTTTGGCTTCTGCTTTACATTCACATTCACAAATCGCTATGACTTGTCCTGTGTTGATTTTTATCCTACACCCTTCGTGGTGCTTTGTGATACACCATCCACATTTCAGCATAAGTGTTATCCTTTCGTTATCTTTATGGTATTGCTTTGGCTTCTGGTATGGCTTCTGATATTGCTTCTGGTATTGCTTCTGGCTTTGCTTTGGCTTTGCTTCTTCATTTCTATTTCTATTTCTTCTTCAGCCCCTCTCTAAAAAAGTAGTTCTGTTTGTGTTCTAATCTCGATGGCTTTTGCTATCGCTTCTGCTTTGGCTTTGCTTTGGCTTGGCTTTGGCTTTGTTCGCCTAAGCCCGTAATAAGTTGCTGTAAGTCCTGTAATACATCTACGATTACTGATTTGGTTTCAGCATCAAGTTTGATTTCAGTTGGTTTGCCGTCAATACCTTTGGCGATACCTGCCTTTAGTAGTAGCAACCTGCCCTGTGCTGTCTGTGCTGTCTGGCGTAGGTCTGTTGCTGGTTGCTTGCTAGTGCCGGTAGCTGATCCGGGTTTGATAGTCATTTCTAATTCCTAGTTGTAATTGCCGATAACGATTATTATGTAAAGTTGATTTTTTGTAATAAAAAAAAGATGCCGGTAGGGTTGCCCGGTTGAGCAACCCTACACGATCTCTTAGCTGCCTGGCTTTATCTCTATGTCCAATAGGTCAAGGATTAGTAGGTATTTGGCGTTGTCCTGCTCTTTGAGAGCCATTACACGCTTGCCGACATAGTAAGTAGGGCTAGAAACTCCCTTGCTACGCTTCTTTTCTTTGGTCTGGACTTCGAGCCACACTCTCACATCTCGAACCCTGTAAGACAACCTAGAGCCTTTTCTAATGGCGTTGGCTGGCTCGCTGTCCTGAAGCCACCTGTAAATTGTTGCTAGGGGCTTCTGGGCGAGTTGGGCTATCTGCTTAGGCGATAGTAATAACTCGTCTAATGGGTCTTGTATCTGGTTATCGGGTAGCATTTAGTCGCTTCTCTCTGTCTAGCTCTTTCGCTAAGTCTAGGTTAGTTTGGCGTAATGTATGGACTACTTCGCTAATCGCCTGTAAGTGTTCATAAGGGAAGTTCATAACCCGATACGACACTTGTGTTTCGTAGTTGTCTAAGTCCAAACTAAATAGGTTCGATAGGTGTTCTAACTCTGGATAATGTTTTTTTGCGAAGTTTATGCTTATGTCTGCTCTCACGCCTATTTTCTCTGCTTCTTTCTCGCTTATACCGACATCACTAAGAAACTTCACTAATTCTTTCAGTTCTAACGCTTCCTTAGTTTTCACTATTCCTGCTAGTTCAGCGACTATTTTCTGGTGTTGTTGCTTTAGGCGATCAACTATGGCGTATAGCTGTTTCTCTTTAGCCCATTGTTTCTCGACATCAGCGTAAAAGCCTTTTATGTTGCTAGGTTTCGTCATCACATAGACATCTTTATTTGGCAGAAGCAACTTGACGAGCAAGTAATAGCCTGTTGTGCCTATGTATTCAGGTGCGTTCATTACCGAAGTAACATCACTAGGCGTTAGTTCATTATCGCTGTATCCCTGAAACTGCGACCAGGATACACGCTTACTGCTGACCACTATTGCCTTAGTGCTGTGTCTAGGTTCGGGATTACCCGAATACTGCGTATAGATGAACTCTGTTTCGGTGTCTTTCTTTAGTGCTGCTTTTATTTTTGCTATGTTCATTAGCTCTTTCTTTCTACTTGATTAGTGCGTGTTGGATAGATAGTTTGACGATAGATTTGGCAAGCCCTACTAAGTCCTTTGGATTAGAGATTTGTGCCGAGATAGTGCTGTTGTGTGTGTTGCTGGTTTCATCACCAATAATGGCAATACTCGTAATCACTCCACTTGTTCCAAGTCGAGCAATAATCTCGTCTGCTGTTTCAGCGTTGCCCCACTCTCCGTCTGTGATAGTGAATAGCAACTTTACTGCTCGCTTCGAGTTAGCGAATACGCTTTGCGAATACATCAAGGCTTCTGTCGGGTCTGTGCCACCATCAGCACCGGCGTCTCGAATACTTGACTTCACTAGATCATCAGCTTCGTATAGCATTTCGGCTTTGTTGTTATAGACGATTACTGAACAATTAGCACCGATAGCCTGTAAGCCCATTTTTATCGCAAACATAGACTTATAGGCTCGAATTGCGTTGCTACCAGACATAGAGCCAGAATTGTCGAGCAAGATAATTGCTTCTATGTCGGTTGCTTCTTCTCTCCCGTCTTGCCACTCGTCAAACACGCTTTCTAGGTCGTTCTCTGTTAGATACCTGTTGGCGTTTATCTTTCCTGCTTCTTGTCTAAGCAACCAGCCAGGCTCTAGGTCTGTCCTAATGCGTTCTAACTCCACGCCAAACTGCTTACCTGCTGAAAGTGTCTTGTAGTCAATTTTCTTGTCGGCGTATTGAGCTTTGCTTGGCTTTTTGGTGTAGGTATCATCTAAGTCCAAATTGGTTCTAAAGTTCCTAATGTCCTTGCTGACTTCGTTCTTTACCTTGCTCAAGTCCTTATCCCATAAGTCGTTGATTTCCTGCTCTAACGCTGGAGTAAGGGTAATAGGATCACTTTTTCCTGAACCTTTAGAGTTTTGGTCGTTGCCATTGTCGTTAGGGTCGTTGCTTTCGCCTTTATCGCCAGGCTGATTTCCTATTGGTCTAGGCATACAACCTGTTTCTGTTGGATTAGGGTCTGTCGAGTTGATAGGCGAGTTTGGTGCTGTCTGCTGTGTTCCGTTAGTGTTCGGGTCATTTCGCCTTGTAGCTGCTTTCTGTGCCTGTTCCTGTTCCTTTTGAGAGAGTGGGCGTGAAGTGCTGGCTTCGAGTTCGTCACCGGGTCTGTTGTGGTGTCCATTAGGGCTAGGAATACCATTACCACCACGACTTCTTTCTGTCGGCAGTTTCAGTAATTCCTTTAGTCTGCGAAGTATGTCTAATGCTCGCAAGACAACATCATCACTACTGAATACCATTAGGCGATACTCGTCTAATAGGCTCTCGATTTCGTCTGCGTGTTCTGGCTCGCAATAGACATCTCTTAGGCTCTGGCGAACTGATAGTGGTAAATACTTGCGACCTGCTACCTGTGGGAATTGGTTAGACAAGTCAAGTTTCGGAGTAAGTAAGTGCCTAAACATAGTTGCGTTTAGCCACGCTGTAATGCCTACACCGAAGCGACCAATAAGCAAGGTTTCAATACGACTATCTTCTGCTATGTGGAATACCTGTTCTAGCTTCTCTTTGCTCACTATCCGTCTATAAGTTGTGGCGTTTCTAGGCGTGAATAGTATGTGGCAGATTTCGTGAAGTGTTAGCCCTTTTAGTGCCATAGCGTTTTTAGGGTCTGTTATGTCGGTTAGGTGATTAGCACCAAACACGATCACTTTGCTAGTCGAGAATACGGGGGTAGCACTACTCGGCACGACCATACACTCGACCTTGCGAAGTGTGATAACACTTGCGTATCGAGAGAATACCTGACTAACTCTCTCTAAGCGTTCTTGTGCTTCTTGTAGTTGTGTTCGTTGGCGTGTGTTCCATTGGACTTGGCTCTCTGTGCCACAAGTCCAGCCTTGTTCGTAATCGTTCATTTTTAGTTGCTTTCTTGTTAGGTGGCGAGAGCAAGGCAACCGATAGTGGCTTGCCTTGCTCTCTGGTTGATTGGTTGGTGTTTAGACAGCGTAAGTGTCTAGGGATAGGGATAAGTCGGTAGCAATTCTCTCGGCATAAGTAGCCAATAGCATTTCTACGCTTGGGCGTTCATCAGTAGGGAAGTTCTGGGCGAAGTTATAGACAGCGAAGCCGAAACCTAAGCCATTAGCAACCTGAACAAACTCTTTTAGCAACCGGGTCGAAATAGGTGTGCTGAACTTGTTTTCGTTGCGAGCAAGCTCTCTCATTGACTTAGCCAATTCGAGCAGACTATCGCTAGGAATAAACTTCGCTTCTAACACTTCGTCATAAAGGAACTCGACCTTTATGGCATAACGATCCATAAACGCTTGGTCGGGTTTCGATACGCCCCGATAATCTAAGTTGGCATCAGCGATAATCAGGCAGTTCTTATGAACTTTGATTTTCTCGTTCTTGTGTGTGTCCAGCGTTAGTTCTCGTTCCTGAAGTATGCGTAGGAATAGAGCATTAGCCTTAGCACTCATACGAGTTGCCTCGTTTAGTAGGACTACGCTTTCTTGCCCTAACGCTGTTGCTAGTTCGCTATTGTGCCACTCTAACTGCTCGCCTACGCCTGTTGGCACGAAGCCACCCTGAACGATACGAGAGTTCATCTCGGCATTACACTCCACAATAGCTAGTGGCAGGTTACGGCTGGCAGAATACCACTCGGCTGTGCTGCTTTTTCCTGTTCCTGCTTCGCCTGTAATCATTACTGCTTTTTGGTTTAGCCTGGCGAAGTCCAAAATAGCCCCGATACTCTGTCCTGCGATTTCTCTAGGGAAGTGTCCTGCTGGTTCAGGGTCGTTCATACTTGGTCGGCGTAGCGTTGCCCACTCTCTACCTGTAAAGGTCTGTGGCTTCTCTATCTCTATTTGAATAGTCATAGCTTCTTTCTTGGTTCTTATTATTTGGATAATTAGCCTTTTGGCTAATCGTGGATAGTCGGGTATCGCACCCGAATAACTGCCACTTGGCACTACCCTTTTTTTAGTTCAGTTCTAATCAAGGTGAATTGTTATGGATCACTTTTTTCCTTTCTTAGCAACACTCACACTCAGGTTCGCACCCTAAGCATTGGTAGTGGTCGTTCTGGTCGCACTCGTCATCAAGGTTTTCTTCACACTCAAAAGCGGCGTGGTGCTGGTATTTACAACTACACGCTGTTCCACAACAAGACTTACACTCTTGGCATACGCACCCGGCAAGGAAATCCCGGCTCGGTGTTACAGAGAAGATTAGCTCTAGGCTCTTAGGCGAATTAGACAGCAACTCGTAGAGATACTGCTGGCTCGGTCTTTGCTGGCTACGGAACGCTTGCTCTTTGCCAAACTTCGCTACCTGCTCTTTTACATAGTGGTAAGTGTGTGTTATTGAGCCTAAATAGCCCTGCTTGCGACAACCGAATACCTGTTGCCACAACTTCGGGTATCTAATTAGTTTTTGGTAAATGCTAAACCCGACACCGACATACCTTTCCACAACTTCATCTGCGTATTCTGGCGTGGGTTCATCACTATCCCTGTCTAGCCCCCAAACTTCAACATCACTAGACATTAGAAACGACCCATACACTTCTAGCCTTTGGACTACGGAACTTATCTGGTAGCCGATAGTTATTATCTCGTTGTTGTCTAAGTCCTGATGAACTCTGTCGGCAACCTGATCCCACGAATAACTGATAGCTGATAAAGCCGCGTTCATAGCCCACGAATAGTTGTATTGGCTACGCTGAACGCCCTGTAAATACCAGAAACGCCTTTGAGTGTCTATCTCGTATTGTGCTAAACCCATTTTTTCATCATCAGCCATACCCATTTTGATTAGTCCTTTTCTCTTTAGTGGTCGTGGTCGCAGTTGTCGTTATCATCATCATCATCACAAGGTTCGTTATCGTAAGTAGCCTTGTGTTGTTCGAGCAGTTGGTCTTTTACGCCTAATAGGGTTTCTATTCTTTCTTTCCACTCTTGGCTCTCGTCTTTCGAGTTGTTTCCCTGAATAAGTGCCATAGAACAGAACTGAAACAACATTTTTACTGCTGTGCCTATTGCGTGGATTTCATCATGGCTTAGAGCAACGCTGGCTAATCTAGGCTGTCCGTTGTTGTCCTTAGGTGCGTTTTCTGCCTGACCTTGTTTAGCCTTTTCCTGCTCGATTAGTTTGTCGAGTTCAGCGTTTAGGAATTGTAGGTCGCTGTCCTGCTGACCTGCTGGCTCTTGTGCTGGCTGTTCTGGTTGCTCGTTCATCTCTACCACTCACTTTCCCACATAGCCGAAGTATCTAGGCGTGAAGCAAGGCTCGACCCGGTGTTGTCTAGCAAGTGATCCTGTGCTGGCTCGAAACTGATAAACGCCATAGGGCATTGTTCTAGTTCGCAGTTGTGGTCTAGTTCTCGGTTTTCGTGGCGAATAACTGCTCGCTGTTCTATACATACCTGCTGAAGCGTCATAAATGCTAGGTCGAGAATTATCTTCTTACCTAGTTCCTGTAAAGCGTTGTCGTGGATTTGTCCTGTAATCGTGTCTAGGACTTCGGCAACTCTAAATGCTGTTGCTTCTATCACTAGCTCGGCTTGGCTTGGACTTCTCTCGCTTGCTTCTTGGCTAAACTCTGCCACTTCATCAGCAATTTCTTCGCTGGTCAAACCACACATAGTTAGCAAGTTTTTAGGTGCTAGTGTTTCTCGGTCTAGTGCGACCCCGATAATGCTAGGGAACTCTGGCACTTTTTCTGGTTCTGGATTTTCCATTTGTGATACTTCCTGTTAGTAGGGATTACTAAGCGTTTTCGCCTAGTGGAATAAACCTAAACTAACGACCCGACAACTACACCTGATTTTGCCCTTATTGCTCTCTCTTTATTTCTCACTAGGTAGGCGATAATTTGGCACTATCACCGGCAACCCCCGAACACCTGCGACCAGGAGAGAAGCTGCCTATGGATCACTACACCCGGCTAAAGAAAAAACCCTGCCCGAATTGGACAGGGTTAGTTCTTAGGGGATTAGCTAATACGCTTCACTATCGGCTAATTGTTCATCATCAACTAAGTCGAAAAGTTGCTCTAACCAACGCTGAACTCCACTAGCGTTTAGCGTGTAGGTCATTAGTGCCTTGCTTAGTAGTTGTAGTTCTAGGTAGCCCAAGTTCTCAGGTGGCGTGTAGTCGTAAGGTTGCCCATTACCCCCCTTATCCTGATAGCCGATTAGGTAAAGAAAGGTAAAGAAAGGGTTGGTATTTCTAAGCCCATACTCGCCTAAGTTGCTCTGGTATTCGTAAAGTTCGCCAATACTCCACAACTCCATTGGCACTTGTTCTAGCATTTCTTCGCTGGATTTGTATTTCGCCATTAGATTTTGTGTCCTAACGCTACGAGCAACACAACAGGGGAAACCTTTAGACACTTAGCAACACGACACAAGGTATCGGCTGGCATAACTCTCTGCTGGTGGAAGTATCGGCTAAGGCTGGATTTGTGGAAACCCTTAGCTGTGGCGAATTGACTAAGCGACTTGTAACCAAGTTCGTCAAGTCTGGTCATAAACCAATTCCAAGTCTGCTTACTAGACATTAGAACACTCTCCCTTACAACTAGCCCAAGTATCAACTAGGACACTTTCTAATGCCCTAAATACGACCAAGTGCTTGCTCTCTGTGGCTCTGCTCTTTGCTTCGTAGCACACCCAGACGAGATAACTCTCGTTGTCTAGGTAACGGGTAATCTCGGCAAGTATTTCCTTACTCTCGCCCTGATGTATAACAACAACACCAGACTTTAGGCTTACAGCTTCTTGCTCGGCAAACCTAAAGTGCTTGTGGTCTTGTTCTCTTTCTCTTGTAAGTTCCATTTCTGGCACTTCCTAACTGAATAGATGAACGCTGGCAGGGTTGCCAACAGGAATAAAACTACACCGATTAGAAACAAATACCAATAGGAAACGATTAGACACACGCCTAAACAGCCCTGAATACACCTGAACGAGATAAAGCAGCACTCGACCCGGCACTAGCTAAGGACACCACCACAGGACACCACAGCACCGAATACACCACAGCACAGCACACTCCACCACTCGACCTGAACGCTGACCCTAGACAAACACAGGGCAAGATAGGCGAATAAGGATCACCGGAAAGCAGCTCTTTAGCCTGGCAACACTCGACCTGGCACACGATCCCGGAATAGCTGATAACAGCACCGGCGAACCCTGCCTGACCTGAACTCACCAGCCCTGAACCTGCCCTAGTTGCTCGCAGTAGCCCGAAATAGCCCTAGAACCCTTGTATCTATTGGTAACACGCCACAATAGCCCTAGAAGCCCTTATCTGCCCTAACCCTAACTATCTATCCATTACCTAGTTACTGCCCTACACGACCCCATAGAAGCCCGTTTTGACCATACAGCAGATAACCGGCGTGGCAACTGCCCGAATAGCCAAAAAGTCGTATAATCCACAGGCTCGGCGTGTCGTGATTTGACTAATCAGCTAATAGGCACTACACTACGCACCCACCCAGAATAAGCGTTATCAAAATGTTATGTAAAATACGGCGTGTCGTTTTGACTTATGCCACCGGTTATGGTAAGGTGCGAGCAAGTCTGCCCAGATGAAATCCACGCTTGGTACCTATAAAGTTAGGCAGTAGCCTATAATGGCTTTTATGACAGAATTAAATCAATACCAATTCGGTAATGACATGCCTTGTGAAGTATGTGGGGGAACGTCATTCCACCCTTCTAAAGAACTACTTCAAAAGCATGGTCTTACTCCAACACAAACGGCTAAACAGCTATTTGGTAAAATTGATTTTGAGGATAACGACTCCTACTCCTCTTCTCTTGAAGAAGATCGAGCACTGTTAAAAGAAAAGTACCAATCAGCAGTTAAAGACGGTCTCAAAGATGACATTCTTAAAAATGGCATTAAAGAACCTCTTGATATGTTTGTTAATAAAGGTGGAAAACTAAAATTGACTGATGGTCACCACCGCTTTGCAGTTATGTTAAAACACCGCCCTAATACACCTATACCTATTCATTATTGGAGTGGAAATGACTGATTCTTGCGATCACAGTAAATACAGCACATCGTACGATATGTGCTTTACACCAGGACACCCTACAGACTGTGTAGTAGATAAGTGTGACAACTGTGGTAAAGACCTTACCCATGACTTTGCATTGTTTGATATTCCACGATCTGAGTCAAACAGTAGCTTAGGGCAGCAATTTAGAGACGTGCTATACTTTGGCGGAGCCACAGACGCTTTGAAGGTTACTCCGTGTGAAAACTGTGGAACTTCTATTACTAAAGAGAATGCTGCCAAAAATGGCGGTTTTTGTGATAAATGCGATAGTTTGCCAGATAGCCCTATTGATGACGAGCATGAGCCTGGTTATAGGTGCCGTGTATGTAACAAGTGGTTTGAGACAAGTGATGAGAACATGAATCATAGGTGTTTTGAGTAATGGGCTTTATGGGCAAAAATGAAGAGTTTGACTACGGTCGTGTGCCTGCTGTGCTATATCACGGTGCTTGGCATACAGATAGAGCCAGCATTGAGTCTAGGGGACTATTAGGTGGTCACGTTACTGACAATCCTGAGCTAGCAGCCGAATATGGTGGTGACATCTATGAAGTGAGAAAACACCCTAATATTATTGCTGGTAATGCAGAGTTAGATCATAATGATCCTAAGAACAGTCAACTATATGGAGAACCTGGAGGATGGGAACCAGCATCTGGAGTGTATTGGGCTAAAGGAGTGCCTCCTAGCCACCTGAAGCGTGTAGGTCACGTTATAGCTCATCATCTTAAAGATCCTGTTAAATTTTACAGTGGAGGGTGGACTCAACAAATAGATGAGATCCACTGGCATAAAAAAGAAGACTGTCCTCTAGACTATGACAACACGCATGAAGACCCTAATCAATTTGGAATTGAAAGTTTTAAGAATGTTAGACCGCATCCTACAAAACCCGGCATGTTAGTGAGCAATAATTAATGAGCAGACTTAAAAATGATGATGGTACGCCCTGGGATGGTTCAGCTATTAAAAATCCTAAGTACTTTAAAGAGGACACTGGTGGACCACAAATACCTATGACAGGTAGAGTAGCTAGGATGCATAACATAACTTACGTCCCTATGTCTGACGAAGAAGTCATGAATCATGAGGACGAAAACTTTAGTGAGCCGGTAAGAAAACCTAAGTGGTATTATCCTAATGAAAAAGAAAAGCAGTTGGATAGAAATACGCCTTTATTTAGTAAACAGTCACATTTTGGCACACAGGGTATTAGGCACTACATAGACAATCCGGATGTACTTGCACAGGAAACAGATTATCCTACACCAGTAGTGTACACAGGTAAAGATGGTAGAATGTGGATACACAATGGGCATCACAGAATTATATCTTCGCGCCTACGTGGTGAACAGTCTATTAAAGTAATTGACCGTGGAGTAGGTGCTTAATGCCTATAGATCCTGAAGAAAACCCGGAATACACCGTAAGTTTTTTTGGAGAACCTCGTATACCTATGACAGGTAGAGTCGCGCGTATGCACAACATCACATACGTCCCTTTGACCAAAGACGAGTCTATGGAGCACGATATGGCTCATGAAGGCACTCGGTATAATGAGTACCGTCTTCATAGGGACGAGCCGCTATTTACTGAGCAATCACACTTTGGCACCATGGGAATTAGGCACTATGTAGATAACCCAACTGTTAATACCGCTTGGGCAGGTTCTGACAAGCCTGAAGTTTATCCTGACCGTGATGGAGCTTTATGGATAAATGAGGGGCATCATCGCATTATTGCCTCGCGCCTACGCGGAGAGCCTTACATAGATGTTTTAAAACACGAATCATACTGGGAATAGACATAAAACGCCAACGTAGGTAAGTATACTAGTACTTATACGTAAGGATACTACATGACAGAATTAAACCCAGATCAATTTAAAGATATTGCGGGTCGTCACATTCTAAGTCAACTAAATGAAAACTTAGACGGTGTTTTTGACAAATATGAACATACATTCAATGATACTGCTGTAGATAGATATACAAACTCTACTCCAAGAACCGCAGAAACTTTTATGAATGTAGGGCAATCTTTATATAATGCACAAGATAGTCATGATCAAGGTGACCCATCAGGTACCTGGTATCATTTAAACGAGTTAAATGACCATTTACAAAAGTTAGCTCACCATGTTGTTAATGAGGATTTTGAAGGACGTGTTCCTGCAGATAGACTACACAATTTACACACAGAGGTCTTATCTAGCCTTACACATGTAAAAAATGCAAAACACTCATACAGTGAGTTATACAGAGTTGTTGAACCGCCTAAAGAGGGCGAGTAATGGGAAGAAGTAAAGCAAGTTTTAACGCTGCTGTGCCTTTACATGATCTGACACAAGGATTTGGTCCAGATATTTACGATAATCTAGATAAGCACGTTGCAAGCTCTGTAGTTAAAGATATTATTATTAGATCTAGAAATAAGCCATCTAAACTTTCAAGGCTGCATATACTCGTCCCAACTGGTAGCCGCGGAGTGAACCCAGGAGATGTAGGATTTTTAGATCGTGAAGATGCTGCACGAGAAGGAAGATCTACTATGCCAGATGGATTTAGATTAACAACTAGGAACCTACCTGCTAGACATTTGTTTACAACTGGTGATCTTAGTAAATGGACTTGGAATTCAGAAAAGACTGAATAATTACTAAACAAGGCTTAGCGTTCTAAATTTAACTTTTTTTGGCATAATTGAATAGCACTTAAGGACGCACGTAATGAGCCAACAACACATTGAAGCATTAGCTACTTTAGCTAACATGCATTATATTGCTAGTCAGTTACACGCGCGTACGCCGGTAGTAGATAGTGATGGTTCAAGTATTGTTAATCATATGGATACTGCTACTAAACATCTTAATGACTCTATGCTTAAATCAAACTCTGGTGATTCACAAGGTTCTTTATTTTCGCTAAGGCGATCATACCAACATACTCATGGTGTTCTTCAAATGCTAATGACTGCAGGAGAAGATCAAATTGAGCGCGCTAAAAGAGGCGAGTTATCTCCAGACACTGTACTTACAAACATGGCAGACATGAACTCATTTGTTAACCATCATGAAGACTTTTTAAATAAAGGCACAGAAATTGTAGCTAATCAGCAAAAAAAGGGGTTAGATCAACGAGACCTACAAGATAACGCTAGAGAAGTCATTGAAGGTATAGCCGATGATAAGAACTTGCTTCTTCCAGGTAGCTGGGTTAACCGTGGTGATGGTAAAGCCCCTAATGGAGAATAACTAATGGGTAGAAGAAAAAAACCAGTACAAAGTGAAGCGGCAGAATTAGAAGAGCTACACGAAGCTGCTAGTCAAGAACACAACAGAAGATGTGCAGACATACTGAATGAGTACCCTGAAGATGAGCACCACACTCTTCGTAATGATTTAATGGATCAAGCTGCTCACGATATTAATGAAGAGTTTATTAAACAATACCCTGTATGGGCTAAAGTTTATGGACCTAAACCTCCTAAGTCAGTACAGTTTAAAAAAGTACAAGGAAACATTGGCTTGGATATAGGAGCAAAAAAGTATGACTGATCCCGAAGAATTAGATTTTAGCGATATTAATGAAACTAATGCTCCTAGAACTCTTGGAGAATTACATGAGCTAACTGAGGGCAGACCTCTTAGCAAAGAGCAGTTTAACTCTATAATGGAGCTTTCTGCTAAACGAACTGCTAATGAAGAAGACTCTAAAAATGAGGATAAAAATGAGTAAATCACCTGCATGGCAAAGAGCAGAAGGTAAAAATCCTAAAGGCGGTCTTAATGCTAAGGGTAGAGCTTCTGCTAAAAAAGAGGGGCATAACCTCAAAGCACCTGTAAAAAAGGGCGATAATCCTCGTAGAGCCTCTTTCTTGGCTAGAATGGCTGGCAACCCAGGTCCAGAGCACAAACCTAATGGTGAGCCTACTAGACTGCTTTTGAGCCTAGAAGCATGGGGTGCCTCATCTAAAGCTGACGCTAGAAAAAAAGCTGCCGCTATTCGTAAGCGTAATGAAGGAAAGAAGAAGTAATGGCTACTAAAAAAGTTTGGGAAACTCCAGATCCTACTAAAAAAGATAAAAAACTATCTAAGTCTAAAAAAGCATCTGCTAAAGCTCGTGCTAAAGCTGCAGGTCGTCCTTACCCTAATCTAGTAGACAATATGGCGGCTTCTAGAAAGAAAAAGTAATGGGTAGAAATAGAGCAGATTTTTATGGTGTAGCAGGTCATGGTGATAAACTAGACTTTGACAAACACATTGATAATGGGTCTCTTCGTATTGCTATACCTCCTAAAGGCAGAGCGTATATTGAGCATAATGGTGATAGAATCCCTGTTCTTCCACATCCAGACTTGTTTTCATATGTTACTCGTGAAAATGATTTAGATCCTGATCCTGAAAAAAATACAAAGGATTGGAAAGAAGGAGAATGGTATCATTATGAAAGAGCTAGAGACCTATTTCCTAAAGAACAAATGCGAAAAGATTTTAAAGATAAGTTAGGGCAAATTAAACGTTCTTGCCCTGTATGCTCTGCAATTATGAAAGACCAAGAAAATGGGTAGAAATAATGCAGACTTTCATGGCTACACTCTAGAGTTTGAGCACGCTGATACTTCTCCTGTAGAAGACTGTGACCACCACAGAGTAGATGCTTTTGATAAAGATGATGAGCATGTAGGTAGTTTAATTTGGTTCACGCATGACGCGGGCGCGCGTACCCCAGGCGCAATAGACGTAGATGTAGACCCTGAACACCAGCGTAAAGGTATAGCTACTGCTATGTACAAGTTTGCTTTACAAAAAGCTGCTGAACATAACATCATTAAGCCAGATCTACTTAGGTCTTCGTATGGACCTGAAGGTTATAGATGGGCAAGATCTTTAGGATTACCTAAGAATTTTGGTGAAAGATAGCATAATCTGTGCTATACTCTATATAGGCACGCCAATTGGGTGCCGTAAACAATAGTCTGCCTTATGGGGACTTTGCCGTATGGCAGACGCTTATCTACGTCTAAGGAGTAGAAAATGCACATTAATGTACCAGATCCATGGGATAAACACAAAAACCCATACATTAACCCACATGATCCGTGGGATAAGAAAAAAGAGTGGGAAAAAACTGCTCCACCAAAGATTATTACAATTAATGATCTATTTCCTCGTTTAGACCGCCTTTCTATTGGTTGGTCTCCACTTCTTGATCAACTCAAGGAGATTACTAACAACAAGCCAAGTTATCCTCCATATGACATTGTTCAGATGGATGAAGACACTACGCTATTAAATGTAGCTGTTGCTGGGTTTACTAAAAAAGAAGTTGCTGTTACTGTAAAAGATTCAGCAATTACTATTGAAGGTAAGCAAAAAGATAAGCAACGTGGCGAAGTTGTTTACCAAGGCATTGCTACTCGTGACTTCAAACTATCTCTAGCTATTGCTGAGTACTGGGAAGTAACTAATGCTCAGATGGAAAATGGTATGTTGACTGTTCAGTTCAACAAGATTCTTCCTGATGAATTAAAACCAAAGGTAATTGACATTAAGTAGATCTTAGTGTAAACTAATCACATAAACACCTGGGTACGCAGGAAACGGTACCCAGGTTATAAGGGCTAGAAATGGTGTCGATTGCAGAACAAAGCCGCATGTCGGAGTCTGTAAGACCGCAGTTCAATTCTGCGCTGGTCCACGCTTGTAGACAAAGGAGCGGTTTAGCGGTCTACACGTCCTAGGCAACGGAATCTCCAAGGACTGGCGTAGCCATGGGCTACGAGTCGATGCGGTAGGTAGTAATCGGTAGTGCAAATCTACACAGTCCACGGATTAGATAAGGAGTAAATAGTGGCTGGTGGCTTCATAAATCCTTACCCAGACCCCATTCCAGACGATCATATAGAAAAATACTCAACTGGTTGGACTGGCTGGAAGAATGAATGGAAGAGTTGTTTACTTCTAGTAGGCGGACTTACTCTTTTTGGCTTGGTATTAGTTGGAGCAATAATCTTGGTAAACTATTTATATTATTAAGTAACTAAAGGCTCTTTACTGCTGAGTCCACAAGACCAACCAGCAGAGCGAAAGCTTGAGACGAC